TACCAGAGTTAACCGATCACTTCAACGATTGGTGCGTTGATATTGCACATTGCGAGGATTACGATTTTAAAGACGCAGTGAATATGAAAGTTATTGCTGAACTTTGTGAGCGAAATATCATTAAGTCGTATTCCTGGAATGCTAAAGACGGATTAACTTTTGAAATGAAAGAGGGGTGGCAGGATGAGTGTAGTTATTAGTAAACTTAAAGAAACTGATTGCGATTATTGCGATTATATCGATGCAACTTGGCACGCTGATAGCCCAGAGGAAAGAAATGACCTTTATGCTTTAGCTGAGAATATGGGTTATAAGCTTGTGAATATTTACACAGAAAGGGGTAATCTTGCTTTGGACGATTGCACGCATGGAACTTTGTTTCTTGAACCCCTTAATTAAATTTTATGAAAACAATAACCTATAGAAAAAAACAATATCCACCCTCTTTAGAAAACAAGAACGAATTGACCGACCGCTTGATTAAGAGCCTGTCAAAACATTCGGGTTATTCTGAAGAGGACATTAAAAACAGTAAATCGCATCGCCCTGCATTTTGGAGGAAGATAGCGGTTTATCTTTTAGTCGAGAAATACGATTGGACTATGCAGGGGGCGGCTGATG